GCCAACTTCCAAACCCTGCAGTAGCGCCGCCGAGCGGGCTATCGCGTCCCCGCCGCCGCGCCCCGAACCCCGAGGCGGCCACGACGACACCGCCACCGCACGGCCGATGTTGGCGCGTTTGATCGCTTCCCGCACAACCCGGACGTATGTCTCGCGGGCGGCGAACCCCTCGACCGCGATCTCGCTAGCGCCGCACGCAACCGCCAAATCAACCGCCGCCCGCGCCCACTCATCAGAAGTCATCGGCGCCGACACATCCGCCAACATCACCGCCACACCATCCGCAGTCAGCGTCCAGGCGGTCACCCCACACGCATCGCCCCTACCGCTATCAGACGGATCCACCCCAACCACAGTGCGAGTCGTCCCCCCAGGCGCCACCGGCAACCGCCACAAATCCAACCACTCACGCTTCACCAAACCGCCCTCCGGGGCAGACGGCACACCCTGAAACAACGCCCACCACGTCCGCTCACCCACCTGCCGACGCAACTCCACAAACTCACCAGCCGAACGCCCCAACGCCGACACCATCGCCACACCCGGACCACGACCCAACGCATCCGGCACACCCACCTCAGCAATCGCCGGCACATTCACATGCCGCCAACGACCCGCCTCCTCCCCCAACAACACCCCCGCCAAATCCAACTCATGCCACCGAGTCTGAATCACCACCGCAGAACCACCCGGATGCAACCGCGTCATCAACGTCGACCGAAACTCCGCAACCACCCGACGCCGATACGCCGCAGAATCCGCCTCCTGCATGTTCTTCACCGGATCATCCACCAACAACAAATCAGCACCCATGCCAGTGATCCCCGACAAAATCCCCGCCGCCAACATCCCACCCCGACGACCCTCCACCGTCCAACGCCCCACCGCAGACTTATCCGACGCCACCCTCAACCCCAAAAACCCGCCATGCTCCTGAATGATCCTCCGCGCCTTACGCGAATGCTCCTGCGCCAAATCATCCGCATACGCCGCAACCACAATCAACATGTCCGGGTCACGCATCAACGCCCACACCGCAGTCCAAATCACCATCAACTGCGACTTACCAGTACGCGGCGGAGTCGTAATCACATCCCGCTGATCCGGCCGCGTAATCGACCGCACCGCAGCATCCGACAACAACCTGATCGTCGGCGTCACCCGAAACGACGGATCCAAACGCCGCGCCAACTCCGCCGGCGAACCCGGCCTCACCAACGCACGCCGCAACCCCACCGACCGCACACCCACCAACAACTCCAACACAACCCCCACCTCAGAACGGGCGGTCGTAATCCAGCTCCGCCTCATCCGACAAACGATGCTCAGTCGGCTTCAGCAGATACGTCACGTTCCCCTCGGTGTAGGACAGCACGTCCTCGTCGTCCAGGCCGACGTGGAAATAGTTCATGTGGATGGCATCGCTGGGCACTTTCCGCGCGGCCTTCCCCGGGTTCTCCGACGTGGGCAGATCCGCCCAGCCGTCGTACTGCCGAACGAAATCCGTCACCCTGTACGGGGTATCCGCCGGCACCCCCGGACCCCCATACGCCGCCGTCGGCAACGCCCCAAAATGCCTAGGCGGGGACTGCACAAACAAGGCACCCCCATACTTACGCTCCGGGTTCCCCAACAACACGAAATCCACATCGCTGATCCACACACCCGGCCCGCGCTCCCGCAACCACTTCGCCGCGACCTGCGCGCCCTCAGACCAGCCCAGCACAGTCACCGGTCCGCCAGCGGACCGCAGCTCCTTGTCGAGTAGCCGCACACCCTGCTCCGCGCACCTCGGCAACGGCAGGTTCGTGTACCGGATGTTGCGGTGGTTCTGCTTCTTGGCCCACTTCCGCAGAGCGCGCTTCGTCGCACCCCGAACAAACGCCGGGTCCAAACACAGCACCACATGCTCAGCCACACCCCAAGGATGACCGCGAACCGTGCAACAACGCGAAACGCCCCCGGGTTTCCCCGAGGGCGCCACGCCAAACCGATCCGAGCTACTCCACGTCATCACCCACCCGGGCCTCCAACGCAGCAGCCCGAATCACTCGATACACCGTATCCCGCCCCACCTTGAACGTCGCCGCAATATCCGGCACCGGCGTACCCGACTCGTACAGCTTCAACACCTGATCCGCCTGGCGGCCACTCAAAGCCTTCGGCCGGCCCACCGACAAACCCCGCGCCCGCCTCGCATCCCGCGCCGCCAACCTCCGCTCCCTGCCCAGCTCCAGCTCCAGCTCGGCCAGGCTGGCCAGGATGCCGGCGACCATGCGGCCAGTTGAGGTGCTGGTGTCGATGCCCTCACGCAGCGACCGCAACACGATGCCCCGCTCACCGAGGTCGCGGATCGTCAGCATCACCTCCGCGGCGTTACGCCCCAGGCGGTCGATGCCCACCACGACGATCGTGTCCCCCGGGCGGGCGTACTCCAGCAGCCCGGCCAGACCGGGGCGCTGCTCCCGGGTCTTCGTGCCCGACAGCATGTCGGAGTAGATCCGCTCAACGTCGACGCCGGCCGCGGTCAGCGCATCGTTCTGCTGATCCAACGACTGATGCCCCGTCGACACCCGGGCATAACCAAGCAACGTCGACATCAGAGCACCGCCCGCCGGTACTCGGCCACCGCAGCGCGGGCCGCGTCGTACTCCCGCTCCAGCCGGCGCCGCTCACGATCCAGGGCCGCACCACGGAACGAGCCGATCGCACCGTCGCAGAACGCCTCAAGCGCATTGCCGGTGCGGAACTCCTCGGCCACCAGGGCGCAATGCTCGGGCGACGCGCAGGCGAAGGTGTCGACGGCGACGATCGCGCGCCGGCACTCCGCGGAGTGGTTAACGCGGATCTCGTAGGGCAGCTGCGCGTACCCGATCTGCGCGCCGGTCATCGAGCACCGCCCGGGATGCAGCGGTCAGCCTGCGCGAGGCCCGCCGCAATGTCGGCGGTGAGGATGGCGACGACCTCGGGCACGTCGGAGAACGCCCCCGCGAGGAACGCCAGGTGATCGGCGTGCTCAAGGAGCGCGGCCCGGCGGGCCTTGAGGGCGGCGACGGCCTCGCCGTGGTTGCGTGCCCGCAGCGGCGGCACCGAAGCGACGACGCACTCGGTGAGGCCGTGGGCGGCGAGGATGTCCTCGCGGTTGGTGGTGGTCATGGTGACCCCTTTCGGGTTAGTGGCCGGGCGGATCCCGGCCGGGATGGTGGTGGTTACGGCGGGTTAGGCCAGCGTCAACTTGCTGGCCGGGTGCCACTCCTGGGCACCGACGGCGGGGATGTGGACGAGAACCTTGTCGCCCTTGCGGCCTTCCAGCACCCACCCGCGCTGCGTGTATCCCCGCGCCTTGTGGACGATGACCTGCTGGTTGGTGGAGATCTCGCTGATGTTCATGGTGGTGTCCTTTCTTGGCAAGTACGTGGTTACTTGGCGAGCGCGTTGGCGATGAGGTCGCCGTAGGCCGCCTCGGTCATCAGCTGGCCCGGGTGGACCGCCATCGCCGAGGAATCCCCGTCGAAGCGCACCAGCGGCAGGCCCGACTTCGGGGCGGTGCCAACGACGACGCCGGCGCGGAACTGGTGGCCGCGGACCCGAGTGCCCGGGGTGATGGTGGCGGTGCTGCTGCTCATGGCGTGTGCTCCTGTTCGGTGGGGGTGGTTTAGACGAGGCGGCCGTTGTGGGCGACGTTGAACTCAAGAACGGCGAGAAGGTGGGCGCGGGCCTCGTCGGGGGTGGCGCCGTAGCCGATCGCGGCGCCGCCGCCGAGACCGTGGTGGGTGGCGCGGTACTGGGTGCCGCGGGGAGCCGGGGTGGTGTCGATGACAGCAGCAGCGGCGGCGGCGAGGGCGGGGGTGGTGGCGTTGCTCATGGCTCTACCGTAGCAGAACTAATCGCACTACGCAATTTCGCTACGCTTATTTGTCTACAACTTCTGCGACACCCCGTGCAGGGGAAACGCCACCGCACCCCCGACACCCGCCAACAGTCGCAATGCTTTAGTTCTGCGACACCCCCGCCACCAGCGGATCAGTCCAGGCCCTCACCCGCAGCGAGCGCGGCCTCGATCCACGACGGCCCACGACCAACCTCGGGCGCCGGCACCACCTCGTCGGCCTCGGCGGCCCGGTACACCGCAACCCACTCCGCCAACTCACCCACCGGGACCCCACCACCAACCGCGAGGACTTGCCGGGCAACCTCGACGTGCAGCTCCCACAGCGGATCCCCCGGGCCGACGACACGGGCGAACAGGTCGCGGCACTCGGCGAGCACCAGGGCGTCCATCGCGGTCACGTCGAGCTGGCCGGCGGTCACGTCCTCGGCGATCTGGAGGGCGGCGGTGACTGCGGCCTTCATGGCGTCCTTGCGTGCGGTCACGGCTTCTCCACGATCTCGGCGTCGATGACTTCGGCCTCGATGGGGGCCTGGGCGGTGATCGCTGGGGGTTCGGTGGTGGCGGCGTCGATGGCGTCGAGGAGGCGGGCGCGGGTGTCGGCGAGGGCGGCGGTCGCTGTCACGTTGACGTTGACTTCGACGGGGATGTGTTGCCCGGTGAGTTTGGCGTAGCGGTCGAGGCCGTCGAGTGCGGCGCGGGCGAGGTTGGCGGCTTCGGCGCGTTGGCCTTCTTCGAGGGCGTGGTGGGCTTCGTCGGCGAGGCGGGTGGCGAGGTGTCGGATGGTGTCGCCGGTTGCGCGTCGGAGGGTGGTGAGGTCGTCGGGGGGGTTTTGTTTGATCCAGCGGGTGACGGCGGCGTAGGCGTTGTGTTTGCTTTTGTAGCCGAGTTGGTCTGCGATTTCTTGCCAGGTGCGTCCTCGGCAGCGGAGTTCCCATCCTTGGCGGCAGCGTTGTGTGCTGGCTTTGCGGTCCATGACGGGTGGCATGTGTGTGATTGTGGATTGTGGGGGTGCTGGTGGGTGTGGGTTGGGGTGTGTGGGTTTTGGGGTTGTTTCCAGCCCATTGTGGCGCGTATGAGGTTCATTCCGCGTTGTGCGGCGGCGGTGTGGTCGGTGTGGTCGCAGACGGTGGTGCCGCGGTAGCCGTCGTTGTCGCAGAGTTGGCAGTTGGTTGGGGTGTCGGGTTTTTCGCCGTATCGGTCAGGCATGGTGGCTTTTTTCGCGCGCGTTGGCTAAGTGAAGTTTTCTACTCAAGGTGAGTAACTTCTTCGTTAGTACGTGTTCTCCGTCCGTTAGTGCATAAGCGTGGGGCACATGCCAGTGGCATATGCCAGTCGCATGTGCGGTTGGCATGGCGTTGGAGGTATGTGATGGCGGCTTTGAGGGTGTCGATTCGGTCGAATGCGTCGCCGAGCATCCGGTTGCAGTAGTTGCATAGGACGCCGCGCCGGCACTGTGGGCAGGAGTTTTCTCCGGCGCAGCATTCGTGGTCGTGGTCGACTGCCCAGCCTTTTGTGCCGGGGTCGGGGTGTCCGCATATGGCGCAGCCGCCTTGGTGGTCGGCGATTTGTTGCTTCTGTTTGATGGTAATTCCGTGCTTTCGGAGGGATGCCCGGTTGCGTTCGCAGGCCCGGCACATCCACGAGAATGGTCCTTTTGGCTTGTTGGGGAACTCATCTAACGCCTTATCTTGGTTGCATATGGGGCATGTTCTGGTCATCCGTGCCACCGTTTGAGGGCGTTTTCGCGGGCGCGTTTCTTGCGCTCTTGAGTCTCAGCGTTGGATGGTTGGAACTCTTCCCAGCCGTTGATTTCCCAGCCGTTGCCACTGGGGAGCCACAAGCCGACTTCGACCAGGGCTGCGGCATCGCCTTTTGTGGCGTGTAGGAACGGCAGTGCGGCGGTGGGGATGAATCCGTCTGTGCCGTGTGCCCCTGCGTATGCCAAACCGGTTATGTAGGCGAGCGCGGCCCGGAACTTCTTGTCTTCTATGAGGTACAGAATCTTGGGGTTGGAGGGGAATTGGGTGTCTAAGCGAACCCATGGGAGGCCCATTTATTTACCTTCTTGCGTGTCGCTGGCGACCAGTGCGGCGTCAATCTCGGTGAGGTCGTATCGGACGGTGCGGCTGATCTTGTAGCCGGTGATGCGACCTTGGGTTCGCCAGCGGCGCAGTGTGTTTCCGCTGATTCGGGCGTAGTCCGCGGCTTCCTGTTCTGTGGCCCAACGACGTTCACTCATTGCGTCGGCTCCTGGTTGCTTCTGCGCGCGTTTGGCTGTTTCTGTGTACTGGTTCGGGGTGCAACGGGCTTTCGTGCTTTTGGGCATCCGGTTCGGTGTCCTTGTGTTGGGGTGTGGAAGGCGCATTGGGGGCAGCGCCCCGGCCCGACCGGTGGTGTGAACCCGGCGTCGATCAGGGCCAGGTAGTCGGTGTAGGCGGTCACAGCCATTTCCCGGCGACGGGGATGTGTGTGGCGATGCAGTCCGCGCAGACACGGGTGATGGTGTTGAAGCGTTCCCTGGGGCCGCAGTTGTGTACCCAGATGCGGTTGCAGTGCAGGCAGCGTTCAATTGTCATTGGTCGCCCGCCCACCGGTATGTGTCGCAGTTGCAGGGTGTG